AGAGCCGGAGCCCGTTGATCTGACGGGTCCGAAAGGGCAGCCAGGCGAGAAGGGCGACGTCGGGCCGAAGGGCGATGAAGGGCCTCGAGGTCGACAAGGCGAACGAGGCCCGGAGGGGCCGATGGGTCCGATGCCTGATCACCAGTGGGATGGAACGCGAATCCGATTCGAGGAACCGGATGGCACATGGGGAAAGTATGTTGACCTGCAAGGCCGACCCGGTCAGAGCTTCTCCGGCGGCGGCGGCGGTGGCATGTCAAAACTTCAGGCGTTGCAGTTGCAAACGCTGCTCGACATCTTCGGCGGCTGGATTTCAACCGCGCCGACTGTGGCCATCTCCTCTCTGACGTCTGATGACCTGCTGGCCAGCGGCACCGCAACGGCGACGGGGTACTACTCCGCGATCCCCGGCGGCTCGCCCGTAGGCGCGCAGTACGAATGGGACTGGGGCGACGGCAGCACCAGTTCGACGCTGAATGCGACGCATGAATACGCCGAGGCCGGAACCTATATCGTCGGGTTCAGAGCAAAGAATCACATCGGCTGGTCTGAGCCGGTGACGCAGGAGATCGAAGTATCGGAGGGTCCAGGTCTGTGGACTCCTGCCGAATTGACGGTCGACCATGCTTGGTACGTCTCGGACGATGCCGGCAACACATCGGTCGGCGGTTTGCTGGACACCTTGGCTGACAAGGGCAACACAGCGCTTCCGGCCTCGCCGAATCAGGGCGTCTCAACCAATCGGGCGGCGCTCACCAATACGCTGAATGGCCGCCCGGTGTGGACGGTGGACCCGGACTCGCCGACTGCGAAAGGCTATCTGCGCTCGGGGAGCACGGACCTGGCGCGGAATGTTGGCGGGTGCTCGATGTTCACAGTGTTTCGCGCGGCCGGCGAAGGCATTGTTGTTCTTCTGGATAACAGCAACGGCTATTTTGTGCGTGCCGGCATGCACCGTGGAGGTGGGGCGAACTCTCTGGTGCTGGACGGTCGTCGATTGGACGCCGACAGCTACGGGTCTACGGAAGGAACGGACTCTGCGCTCAGCGATTGGAGCATCGTTTCTGGCGTGATCAACTATGAGGCCACGTCCCTTCGCCTGTACGTAAACGGCGGGTTGATCGGTCAGTCGGATTCTTTCCAGACCGCAGGCTTGACGAGTGACACGCCTTCGCAGTTCCTGACCCTCGGGCACTACACAAACTTATCGAACGTCGTGGAGACGCCGATGGATGGAGACTTCGCGGAGGTGCTGGTGGTCCGCGGTGCGGTCGATCTAACCACGCGTCAGAAGATCGAAGGCTACCTCGCATGGCAATGGGGACTGGAAGGCGATTTGCCTGTGGATCACCCTTACAAGAGCGCTCCGCCTGAGGCTTAAGCCCTGTGCATGAGAGCGTTTCTTAACCTGCGCTACACGGTTGCTGAGCGCCGGGCGGCCTTTGTGGGTGGACTTGATAGGTTGGGTTATGAGGTTCGGAGCGATTCGCCATCCGATCCGAAGCAAAGTGACATCTTCGTCACATGGAACAGGATAGGGAACGGCGACCGGGTATCCAAAGAGTTCGAAGCGCGAGGCCTTCCGGTCATCGTTGCGGAAAACGCAGCCTGGGGCAACGACTTCGCGGGCGCCCGGTGGTACTCGCTGGCCCTGAACTGGCACAACACCTTGGGGCGTTTCCCGATCGGCAGCGCCGAGAGGTGGGATTCGCTGGGCGTTGAACTGGCTCCATGGAGAACCAGCGGCGAGACGGTGATTCTTCCTCAACGAGGGATCGGGCCAGCAGGCGTGGCGATGCCGCGTGATTGGACATCCCGACAGAAAGGCCGAGTTCGGTCCCATCCGGGAACTAGGCCATGCAAGCCGCTCGAGGAAGACCTGGCGAAGGCCGGGAAGGTAGTGACATGGGGCAGCGGGGCCGCGGTCAAGGCTCTGACGTGGGGTATCCACGTCGAATCGCACATGCCGAACTGGATCGGTGAACAGGACAACACAGATGCCGGCCGGCTGGAGATGTTCCGCCGTCTTGCATGGGCGCAATGGACTCTTGATGAAATTGAAGACGGTACGGCCTTCCGACACCTCCTCGTTCGCGCGGTTTGAGCGGGAGCATGTCAAGCCCAAAGCGGGCCGGACACTGATCGTGGGTTCACGCGTCTACCACGACAAGGAAGATCGTCGTCTTCGCCATGCGAATGCGGTGGGCGTGGACATGCTGGATGGGGCCGGCGTCGATCGAGTTGTGAACTTGGAGGATGAACTGCCGGGCGACCTAGGTCTCTTCGACCACGTCGAGTGCATGAGCGTGCTGGAGCACAGCAGACGCCCCTGGCTGCTGGCAGCCAACGTCGAGCGCTTGATGGCTCCTGGTGCAACAGTCTTCGTCACAGTGCCGTTCATGTGGAGGATTCACGCATATCCAGGTGACTACTTCCGGGTGACGCCGGAGGGTTTGAAGGCGCTGTTCCCCGGAATCAAGTGGGAGAGTGTGCTTCTGGCGGGCGTGGATCTCTACCCTGGCCCAAAGGTCGAGGCGGTCAAGGTCGAGGGACATCCATACTTTGCGCGCACTGACACGGTCGGTTTCGGGGTGAAGGCGTGAAGTTTCTCTTTACCGGCCGCGGGACATCTGGATCGTGGGCGATCAGAGGCGCGCAGCTCGGGCAGGCGATGGGGGCGCGAGTTGTCCCCATGGCCAGCCTCGAGGATTGCCGGTGGGCCGATGTGATCGTGGTGGTGAAGAGGGTTCACCCGGAGTTGCTGCAGCGCATCCGCCAGAGCGGTCGGCCATGGCTCTATGACATCGTGGACGCTTACCCGCAGCCGCTGTGCGGGATCTGGGGCGAGTCGGAGTCGAGGGCCTGGCTGAAGGAGCATCTCGCGGCGCTGAAGCCGGACTTCATCATCTGGCCGAACGATCGGATGAAGGCCGACGCTTCCGGGGGCGGTGCGGTTATCTACCACCACCATCGGCCGCAGATTCGCAGGAACCCAGTCAGGTCGGAGATCAAGAGGATCGGCTATGAAGGAGCGCCCAGCTACATCGAAGGCTGGATGCCGGCGATCAAGAGGCAATGCGAGAGGATCGGTGCCGAGTTCGTGCTGAACCCGCAGCACCTGGCCGACGTCGATGTGGTGCTGGCGCTGCGTGACAAGAATCATGCCGGCTACCCGCAGCGCATGTGGAAGTCAAATGTCAAGTTGGCGAACGCTCACGGGAGCGGTACGCCATTCATCGGACTGCCGGAGCCAGGCTACCAAGAGACGGCGACCGGCTGCGAGTACTGGGCGACGAACTGCGACGAACTCGGGACGGCGCTGGACTGGCTGGAATCGCAGAGCGCACGAGAGCAGGTGAGCGAGAGGTTCCTGGCCGCGGCCATCTCAATCGACAAGGTCGCGGAGCAATACAAGTCATGGATCGAAGCCTTGAGGTTCTGAGGCTTCCGAGCAACTCGCGCCATTCGAAGGAAACGCTGGACGGGATCATCGCCGCGGCTCAAGCGGCCTTCTGGAAGGTGTCTGTCACCAACAACTACCGGGGGCGCAGTTCCGTCTTGGTGGTCTACGGCGTTGGGTCCGAGGTCAACAACGCCGCCAGGAATGCGCAGATCGCGCGGGGCGGCCGGGTCGTGATGTTCGATCTTGGCTACTTCGGGCCGAAGAAGACGGGCGGATTCTTCAAGGTGTCAATCGACGTCGACCATCCGCACAAGTACATGGATCTGACGCCGAACGATCCGAGGCGATGGAAGGCTGTAGGAATCCAGATTCGAGAGGATGCCGGCGACGGCCCGGTCGTCTTGGTCGGTCTGGGTCCGAAGGCCAAGCGGTATCTGAACCTTTTCGACTGGGAGCGAAGCAAGTTGCAGGAACTTCGCTCGAGATTCCCCGGCCGTGAAATCGTCTTCCGGTCAAAGCCAGGAAAGCGGGTTGCGCCGATTCAGATCGGCATCCCTACCGACTGCGAGAAGCCAATCGCCCAGTTCCTAAAAGGGGCATCGTTGGTGGTCTGCAGGCATAGCAATGTGGCGATCGACGCGGTGATCGCTGGTGTGCCCTTTGAATGCGAGGACGGCGCTGCGAAGTGGTTGGTTGGAAAGCCGTACACGCCGGAGAACAGGCTGGATTTCTTGCGGCGCTGCGCTCACTGGCAATGGAAGGCCTCGGAATCCAGAGAGGCATGGAAGTTTCTAACAGGAATCATTGATGCGACTTAACGTCTGTTGCGGCCGGAAGATCCTGACGGGTTACACGAATATCGACATCGTGCCGACCGGCGATGCAGTTCCGGACATCCTGTGCAACGCGCTTTCGGTTCCTTTGGAGGATGGGTGCGCTGATGAAATCATGTGCATTCATGGCTTCGAGCACTTCTATCGGTGGGAGGTCGACGGCCTGGCGCAGGAATGGAAGCGGCTATTGAAATCCGGCGGAATCCTGATCCTCGAGCTTCCGAACTTGGTGAAATGCTGCGCGAACATCCTCAGCGGCTACAAGAAGGCCGGCAAGCATCCGGACCAGTTCGGGATGTGGGGCATTTTTGGCGATGACCGCGACAAGAACCCGCACATGATCCACAAATATGGCTGGTCGCCAGAAACCCTAAGCCGGTTCCTCAAAGAGCAGGGGTTCGTAGAAATAAGAGAAGAAGTCACGCAGTGGCATCTAGGCGGTCGCGCCAATCGAGACATGCGAATAGTCAGTCGCAAGCCGGTGAGTGAGTGAAGTGAACTCGCTCGGCAGCACGTCTAGCGGCAATGGCTTCGTCAAGACATTCGAAGCGGCCGAGATTCAGGGTAATGCCAAAACTCTTAATGCGAACAAGCCATTTCTGTCTGTCCTGTTCCCATCGAATTCCTCTCATCTCGTGAACCACCCTGTTTTCATGATTCTGTTTACTGGTGGCAGGGCGAAGGTTGTCCCATCGATTGTCTTGGCGATTCTTATTGCGGTGATCAATCTGAGCCTGCGGGTGTTCACCCGTCATGTAGAGGTACGCGAGTCGATGAGCAGGCCATTTGACTTGGTCAATCTTGATCAGCCAGTAGCCGTGAGGAGAGAGGTGCCCGGCGACGTCTCCAGCCGTGGTCCTGGATCTGCCGACGCGCATGCGCCAGTGGAAAACTCCGGTTTGCGGGTCATAGGAAAGAATTTCGCGCAGGCGCTGCGCGGTAAGATCGGCGGTAGCCATGAAGCACTCCTGTTGCTGATTGGTCAGAGGCCTGCGGGTGTTAGTAGCACCGCGCGGGCCTCGTCATTTTATTGGATGCCCGGATGACTGTGCAGTTGTTTTGTGGGTATGACGAGCGGGAAGCTGCCGGATACCACACGTTCTGCGCGAGCGTCCTTCGGCGAGCTTCTAAGCCTGTGAGCTTCAGGCCGCTGGCATCGATGGGTCTTCCTGAAGGGACCAACACGTTCACGCTTTCCCGGTTCCTGGTCGCCTACCTTATGGGATTCAAAGGGCATGCGATCTTCGTCGATGCATGCGACATGCTGATGCTCGGTGACGTCGCAGAACTAGACGCCCTGTTCGATCGCCGGTATGCGGTGCAGGTCGTGAAGCATCCAGACTACAAGAGTCAGCACGCGCGGAAGTACATCGGGACCGAGATGGAGTGCGAGCAGAGCAACTATCCGAGAAAAAACTGGGCATCTGCAATGCTGGTGAACGCAGAGCACGCGGCCTGGTTCGCCGCGACGCCGAAATTCATCTCGCTGGCCAAGCCGGTTGATCTTCTCCAGTTTCGGTACATGGAAGACAGCGAGATCGGCGAGATTCCTCCCGAGTGGAACGTGTTGATCGATGAGGGCCAAAAGCACGAAGGGGCGAAGTTGCTTCACTGGACCGCAGGTCTGCCCACGTTCCGGCACTACCGAAATGCCAGAGGCTCCTCGGACTGGTTCGGGGAGTTCGAACACATGACGAAAGCGATGCAGCATGGCTGACACCATCTCCGTCAAGATGAACGGCATCGACGATCTGAACAAGAAGCTCGAGGGCCTGAAGTACGACGTCCAGAAGAAGGGAGGCCGTTTCGCGCTTCGCAAGGCCGCGCAAGTGGTCCGGGACGCTGCACGCCAGAACGCCCAGGCTGTGGACAACTCGGCAACGGGCCGGAGCATCGCCAAGAACATCACGGAGAAGTGGAGTAGCCGGCTCAACAAGCAGACCGGCGACCTCGGGTTTCGCGTCGGCGTGTCTGGTGGCGCGAAGCTGCCTAAGGACAACGTCGACGAAGGCGCAGGGGGGCCAACGCCGCACTGGCGTCTGCTCGAGTTCGGCACGGAGAAGATGGCCGCGCGCCCGTTCTTTGGGAAGGCGCTTCCTGAGAATGCCCAGAAGGCGACAGACGTTTTCATTGACCAGTTCGGACGTGCGATTGACCGAGCTCTGAAGAAGGCCGGCTGATGTTTCCACCTATCTTCCCCACGGTCGCTGCAAGTTCTGCGGTGAAGGCCCTCATTGGCTCGAATCCGGTTCGGTTCTATCAGTTCGGCCTGGCGCCGCAGAACGTAGCCAAGCCATATGCAGTTTGGCAGCGGACCTTCGGGGCTCCTGAGAACTACCTTGGAGATGTGCCGGACGCCGATTCCTTCACCTTGCTGGTGGACATATACGCCAGCAGTGCGGACTCCGCCAGGTCGGTGGCGCTCGCCTTGAGAGATGCAATCGAGCCGGCCGCCTACATCACGGCATGGCTAGGTGAGTCGATCGATCCCGACACAAAGAACAACCGCTTCAGTTTCCAAGTGGACTGGATAGTCCTGCGATAGATCACGTTTTCCCAGCGACAAGAGGCCCGCCAAGTGCGGGCCTTTTTGTTTCCGTAAGACCGGGATGACCGGGATGTTTTTTTAACCCGCCGAGAGGCAAAGCTAGGAGCTAGCAACCATGACGATGAAGACCCAGGGCACCGACCTTTACGCGATTGACCCACGCGACGAATCGCTGATCACCGTCGGGTGTATAACTTCCCTCGACGGCATCGATTCCACGATCGACCAGATCGAAACCACCTGCCTGAACAGCGCAGAGCGGACCTATGTCGCCGGCCTCGGCACTCCCGGAACCGCGACGTTCGGCCTGAACATCGACACGGCAGATGCGAACCACCTCTTGCTGCACGAGATCAAGCAGCTCGGCCTGACGCTCAAGTGGGCCGTTGGCATGTCGGACGGCACCGCGGCCCCAACCGTGGACACTGCCGGCGACTTCAACCTGCCGACCTCGCGCTCGTGGATCACCTTCGAGGGGTTCATGAACAGCTTCCCGTTCAGCTTCGCGCTGAATGGCGTCGTTGCTTCCAGCGTCGGCATCCAAGTGTCAGGCGCGCAGGCCCTGATCGCCAAGGTCTGAGATGCAGTTCTCCGACCTGATGGCGGCCGGCGCGTTCGTTTCCGAAACGCCGGTCAAGAAGCAAGTCACCTGGAAGCACGAAGTCGACGGCAAGGAGGTCGAGCACACGTTCGACATCTTCGTCCGTCGTCAATCCTTCGGCGCGATCGAGGTGATCTATGGCGGCGAATCCGATCGTTCGAAGATGGCCAAGTACATCGCGGAGTCCATATGCGACGAGAAGGGGAAGGCAGTGATCCCCTATGACAAGGCCGTGCAACTCGATCCGGGTCTCGGAACCCTCTTCGTGAAAGCCATCAACGAGGTCAACGGCCTCGGCAAGGCAGAAGCAAAAAACTGACAGCCGCTGATGAACTGTGGTGCCAATTGGTACTGCGGGGAATCGGCGGCTGGACGATTGCTGAAGCTAAGAGGCGTATGACTTACGACGAGTTCGTAACGTGGCGCGCCTTCATTAACAAGCATGGCTTGCCAGCGCTCGGGTCGGAGGCGACCGAGCGTGCGTTTGCGGTTCTCACCTGGCGTCTCGATAGAGCCAATGGTGGCAAGACGGAAATCTCCGACTGGCTGCCAAGGCCCAGAACCGCCGAGGACACGCAGACGCTAAAGATGGCCCGAATGTTGGGGATCAAGGTCTAAACATGGCATCAAAGAGTTTGGGCACGCTCACGCTCGACCTTGTCGCGCGCATCGGCGGCTATACCGCTGGCCTCGATAAGGCCGAGAAGGAAGCCCAGAAGCGCGCGAAGGCGATTGAGAACGCCTTCGATTCGGCTGCCGCTGGCGTTGGGATCGCCTTCGGCGCGATCGCCACTGCCGGCGCAGCCGCGTTCGCTGCGATCAGCCAAGGGATCGAGGAAGCCGCGAAGTTCCAAGACCTGGCTGAGATGACTGGGGGAAGCGCCGAAGGCCTCGCGTCGATGGCCGTTGCTGCGAAGACGGCAGGCGTGGAAATGGATTCCGTCGCCCAAGCTTCGATCAAACTGACGAAGAACCTGACCGGCGTCGACGACGAATCAAAGGCGGCGGGCGCGGCGCTCGCTGCACTTGGCATTCCTCTTCAGGAATTCAAGAAGCTCGCCCCTGAGCAGCAGATTGACACCCTGACTAAAGCGTTCGCTGGGTTCGCGGATGGCACGGGAAAGACTGCTGTCGCGCTGGATCTCTGGGGAAAGTCCGGAGCCGAGCAATTGAAGCTCATGAAGGCCCTGGCCGAGCAGGGCGGCCGGAACGTCATCCTCACTGAGGAGCAGATCAGGCAGGCCGATGACTTCGCCGACAAGCAGGCCAAGGCCAAGGCGGAGCTGTCCCTTTATGCCAGCGCACTCGCGACGCAGGCGCTGCCTGCGATCACCGCCTTTACCGGCGCGCTGACGGACACCGTCAAGGAACTGCTGGGCGTCAGCAATGCAACCAACGCCCTGAAGAACAATACAGCGGTCGCGGACTTCGCCGAGGGTGCTGTCCGCGTTCTGGGCTTCATCGTGGATGCTGCGGATGGCGTCGTCCGAGCGTTCCAAGCAGTGGGCAAAGGTATCGCGGCGCAAGCCGCAACAGTCGATGCTGCGCTTCATCTTGACCTGAAGGGCGCATACAACATCGCTAAAGAAGGCGTTAAGGACGTTCAGGAAATCCTCGACCGACCCCTCTTCAGCACGAAACTGAATCAGCGCATCGCCGAGCAGAAGCGCCTAGCCGCGCAGGCAACCCCACCGGGGGCCGCGTTGCCGCCGCTCAGATACAGCGGGGCGACCAAGGCCGCAGGCGGCGGATCGAAAGATGACCCGACGAAGAAGCTCCTCGAGAACGACCTGAAGGCATTCAAGGCGCAGGGCGACGCAGCCAAGGAACTGCTGGCAGACCGGAACAAGATCCTCGACCTCTACAACTCGCAGGGCCTGATCTCGGTCAAGGACTATTACGAAGCCCTGCGAGGAAATGCCGAAGAGGCGACCGCGGCCCAACGGAAGGCGCTCGACGACCAGATCAAGGCGCTGCAGGACTTCCAAGCTAAGGCGCCGAAGGCTACGGACAAGGCAGACGCACAAGGGAAGATCAACGACCTCCTTGTGCAACAGGCGAAGCTCGAGCGAGAGTCTGGGAATGCTGCGATCGAGATGGGGATCAAGCAGCAGCAGGCGACGCAGGCCTACCGAGACTCCCTGAACGAGGTCAACGCCAAGATTCTGGAGCTCGACGGCAACCTGAGCAAGGCTGCGGAGATTCGCTTCGACCAGCAGAACCGACAGCTTCGCGCGCTGGCTGAGGCATCCGGCGATTTCGCATCGGTCGCGCAGATCGATCGTCTGCGGGAGTACACCAAGGCGCAGGCGGACCTGAACGCAGTGCAGCAGAAATTCTCGCTTGCGCAGGGAGATCTTCAGATCGCTGAAGAGCGGATCACCCAAGCCCGCGAGCGCGGGACCATGGGCGAGATCCAGGCGCTTCAAGCCTCCGGCGCGGCCAGGCGTGAGGCCGTGGCGATCATGCAGCAGCAACTGGAGAAGTTCCAGGCCATCGATGCTGCAGCGCGCACTCCCGAGCAGGCCCAGGCGATCGAACGCCTCAAGGTTCAACTGGAAGGCCTCAAGGCAACCGTCGACCCGCTGGCCGACAAGTTCAACCAACTCTTCGCGGATGCGGCTGGGAATGCGTTCGGGGATTTCATCAGCGGGACCAAGAGCGCGAAGGACGCGTTCAAGGACTTCGCGAACACGGTGATCAGCGAGATTGCCCGCATGGCCGCGAAGGATCTGGCCAAGTCGCTGTTCGGCGGCGGAGGTCAGGCAACCGGGGGTGTTGGGTTCAACTTCGGAAGCATCCTCTCTAGCTTCTTCGGCGGAGGAGGTGGCGGCGGCGATGTCCTCGGCGACTTCATAAAACTGAACAAATTCGAGTCTGGTGGATACACGGGCATGGGGGCGGCCAATGACCCGGCCGGCATCGTCCATAAAGGCGAGTACGTTCTGAACCAAGAGCAGACGCGCCGGATTGGTGTCGGCAATCTCCAAAGCGGGAACTTCGGGGGCGGCGACAACATCGTCAACATCACAGTGCCAGGCCGGATTGATCGGGAAACCGCGCAGCAAGTCGCCAACCAGGTATCGCTCCAGCAGCGCCGCGCAAGGAGGCTGGTGTGACATTCCTTGACACACGTCTAAGCGATTGCGTCGGCCTCGGTTTCACTGGCGGTCCTGAATGGAACACGCTGGTTCGCCAATTGGCGAACGGGATCAGCATGCGCCGAGGCAACTGGGCCATGCCGCACCATCGGTACACGGCCGACTACAGCATCCTAGACCCAGAGGCGCAAAACGAGATCCTCGCGGCGTTCATAGCGTGCCGAGGTCAGGTTCATTCCTTCCGGTTCAAGGACTGGAATGACTACGTCGCCGAAGATCAGGCGATGGAGGCAGGAGATGGCACCAGCACGCCCCGGCAACTGACGAAGGCATACACCTTCGGCCCTGAGACATACACCAGAACGATCCTGCTGCCGATCGCGAGCACTGTGGTTATCACTGCCAACGGAACGCCGATCACCGTCACTACGGACGACGAGACCGGCCTGGTGACGCCTTCTGCGCCATGGCCAACCGGGCAAGTCATCCGCGCGAACTTCGAATTCGATGTTCGCGTTCGGTTCGGAATGGACTATGCGCCGTTCACGCGAGAGGCGCGCGCGGTTGGCAGGACGACCGTCCAACTCGTGGAGGCCTTTACGCCATGAGCCGGACTGTTCCTGCTGCGCTTCAGGCGCATCTCGACTCAGGTGAGACGACGATGACCTTCATCATGCGGATCGACCCGGTTCAGCCGGGCTTCGATTCGGTCGGCTGCACGATGCTCGACAGGGACATCGTCTATGACGACGGTCTAGGAGAACTCACCTATCACGCCACGATCGGGATGACGCCGTCGACGCTTGCCTCTACCTCGAGCATGGGTGTGGACAACGGCGAATTTCAGCACCTGATACCCGAGGGCGACATGGGCATCTCAGAAGAGGTGCTGAACTCTGGTGCGTACGACGGCGCCAAGTACCGCATCTATTGGGTGAACTACGAAGATTTGTCCATGGGGCACATCGCGATAACCCGAGGTGAGCTTGGGCAGATCCGAGTGGAAGACGGCCTGACGTTCTGGAGCGAAATCACCAGCCTCGCGAAGCAACTGAAGATGCCGGTTGTCAAGAAGAGCTCACGCAGTTGCCGGGCAACCTTCGGGAGCCAACCGATCGGAACAGTTGGCGCTGCCTTCACTGAGCGACAACCATGCGGCAAAGACATCTCAGGGATGTGGACGACCTTCACGGTAGATGCGGTCGGTCTTGAGACAAACCGCACCTTCACTGCTGCAGGTTGGTCGGCGGATGAGGACTTCTATGTCCCTGGCATGGTGCATTGGCTCACTGGTGCAAACACCGGGCGCCAATACGAGGTTGAGGAGCAGAACGGAGATGGCGACATCTCTCTTGCCTTCGAAGCCATGTTCCCGATCGAAGCAGGCGACACCTTTGAAATCCGAAAGGACTGCACAAAGTGGAAGGAAGAGCCGAACGGCTGCAAGACTCATTTCGGAGACGACTGGGTTCTTCACTTCCGAGGCGAACCGTACCTGAAGCCGCAGGATTCTGATCAAGCAATCACGCCTGGCGCGATGCTCGGAAAGGGGCTGCCATGAGCCGGCTGGTTGAGGCCGCTCGCTCCTTCCTGGGCGTTCCGTTCAAGCATCGAGGCCGCAGTCGACGCGGATTGGATTGCGCCGGCCTGGTCTGGTGCGCCTGCGCCGAGGCTGGGGTCATACATCCTGACCTCGAGCGCTATGGTCGGGAGCCACACCGCGACGGGATGATGCGGGTCGTCGTTGAGGCGGCGGGAGAGCCAGTATGGCAGGGACGTCCAGGCCAACTGGTTCCGCGCGACGTCCTCCAAGTCGGCGACGTACTGGTGATGCGTTTCGCCAAAGAGCCGCATCACATGGGCGTAATCGGAACCGATCGCCTGCGGGGATTGTCTTTGATCCATGCAGACGGTAGCCCCGGCGTGCGCCGAGTGGTCGAGCACGGCCTAGATGATCTCTGGCAGTCGCGCATCTGCGCAGTTTTTCGGGGGGCTGCGTAGATGGCGCGCCAGGTACTTCCCATCGTCGGTGGAATCGTCGGCGCGTTCTTCGGTGCTCCACAGCTCGGCATTGCCATAGGTTCAGTGGTCGGCGCAGTCGTTGACCCTGTGGTCAACCAGGGCCCCAAACTCGGAGAGCTTGCCGTCCAGCGCTCCAACGAGGGCATGCCGCGCGCGATCGTTTACGGCACCGCTACCTGCACGGGATACATCCTCGATTTCGGACCTACGATCAAGACTAAAGAGACCATCACCGGAGAGAAGGGCGCGCCCAAGAGCGAACAGGAGGTGGTGTATCGCAACTACGCGATTGCCATCTGCGAGGGTCCAATCAACGGAGTTACCAGGGTCTGGGAGAACGACAAACTCGTCTACGACATCCGACCTGGTTCTCTGATGCTGGCTGAGTCGGCGAAGTGGAAGCAGAACAAAGCGTTCTACATGGGAACCGAGGATCAGTTACCGGACGTGTTTCTTGAGTTGAACGTCAGCGGAGTCGGAGAAACCCCTTCCTATCGTGGAACAGCTTACATGGTTGTAGGTCTTGAAGACCTGACCAACTCGCTAGGTGCGATCCCGCAGTATCGATGGGAAGTCAGCGGAGCGGGGTTCTATGAGCCGAACCCCTTGATCGTTTATCCATGGGCGACCGACCCGCTCGATCCTAGGAACGAGCTCAACGAGCACACCTATGAATATGTGGGATTCGCAGGAAACTCCGGATCTCCGCAGATTGCGCCACAAATAGGAACTGTCTACGACAATTTAGATGACTCTCTGGCCGAAATGGCCGCGAGGTGGGAAGCCGACCCGAATCAGGCTTCACCGCCATTTGTCGGGACCATGAATCTCGTGGCCTATGACGACGGCGTCCTCGTGTCTCCGATGGACACAATCGATGCGGCAGAGCAGGAAACATTCCGTCTGCACTTCAACGAAGTAATTCCGAGTTCATACACGGATACGCCAACCGTTCAGACCCCCACCATCGATTGGCCTCTCAGCGGCGGCATCTGGGGCGGAAACATCTCGCCTCTGGCGAGCGTTGCCTACAGAGCGCTCCCATACTCCAGGTCTGGGCAGTACACATCGGCATTTCGACACCACGCGACCGAGGTCTACACCAACGAAGTGATAGCCCCTTATGAGGGCTTTTACACGTACGACGGATTCGTCAGGGTCAAGCGAGTTCCTGTTCCTCCAGAGGGAACGACGGAGATTGTCGGGACCGCTAAGCAACTCGCGGTTGTTGAGTATCGCGATGGAGAGCTCTATCAAAATGGTCTTGGCCCTGTGGTTCTGCCAGACGATCCGCGATATGACGATGATGATTTTTGGGCAGACGAGGCTGCCGCGGCTATCACGGCTGGAACATTAGCGCCAGACGTCGACACGCCGGTCATCGTTTCGAGCTATGCGAGCGGCATCATTCAGGGCGTCGGCGTGCTTACGACTCTTGATGCCATCGTCTCTGACCTTCATGATCGATGCGCGATACCGTCAGATGACTTCGATGTTTCGGAACTGACTGACATCGTGGAAGGACTGACGCTAACCGGGGACTACACCGCAGCGGGCGCAATCGATACCCTGCGGAGTTGCTACTTCTTCGACAAGGCCGAGCCTGGTGACAAGCTCTACTATCCAAAACGCGGGAAGCCAGTCGTTACGACGCTGACCTTCGACGACCTGATCGACATCCCGGACCTGTCAAAGCGCGGCCAGGTGGCGGAGGTTCCGAAGAAGGTGCATCTTTTGTTCCAAAACTCAAGGGCCGGATATTCCCCTGTAAAAGCAACCTACGAGCGCAGCACGGTCGATGTGAAGTCGATCGTGGAGACCACTATCGAGGTGCCTGTCGTTCTGGATATGGACGAAGGGCAGCAGATGGTTCACAAGCAGCACAAGGTGCTGACGGCCGATGCCCAGGGCGAGATCAAGCTTAACATTCCGGATCGCCTAATCGCCCTGATCCCGAGCGACAACATCGGATTCAGCCTGCGCGGCCAGGTTCGTCGCCTTCGGATCGATGAATGCGAATGGGCTGATGGGGTTCTAACTCAGACGCTGCGCACAGATCGCCAGAGTGCCTATACCTCGAAGCTGACTGGCATCCCGATACCGGAGCCGATGCTGCCGCCTTCGACGATCGTGGGCGATACGGTGTTTGTGTTCGCCGACGTGTCGAGCCGCATAGATTCCGAGGACGACCTTCATTACCTGGTGGCGGGAGTGGGATCGTTGCCTGGATGGTATGGCTGGCAACTGCAACGCAGCCTTGACGCTGGCGCAAACTATGTGACCGTCGAGCAGTTCAACGTCGCGGACGTTATCGGGTCTCTGGTGGATGCAGTTCCTGCCGCATCAGAGCACTACACGGACACCACCAACACCGTGCGCGTGCAGTTGCAGCGCACTGGACAAGAGCTTGAGAGCATCACGCTCGTGCAGTTCCTATCCGAGGGCGGCGCCTTCTTGCTCGAGAAGGCAGACGGTAGCTACGAGATCATGCAGGCGATGGACTGGGAGGACGAAGGCGATGATGTGTTCGCCGGAACTGTTCTGCACCGAGGACGGCTGAACTCAGGCGCCTCGGCTCATTCGGCCGGCGCGCGCTTCGTCATGCTTTCCAGTACGCATCACATAGCTGCAGAGTCCGCGTGGCTCGGCCAGGCGCTCACGCATCGTCCGGTAAGCCTTGGCGATTCGCCAGAGAACGCGACGGAGCAAATGGACACATACATCGGCCGTTCTCAGATTGAGTGGCCGGTTGCATCGCTATCTCTGGCCAGGGATGGGGCCGACGTGGTAACGGCAACCTGGGCGCCGAGGCACCGCTTCGGGACCGAGGACGCCCCGATAGCATCGATCAACTTCCAAGGCTTCCGCGTGACGCTGGATGACGGCGTCCTACCGGCAGTCACCTTCGATACGACAACCGCGGGATTCACATATGACGCATCGGCGCTAGGCGCGCCGTTGACCGTCAGCGTCTCCGCCATCAATCGCATAACGGGCGTAGGCCCGGCAACCTCTGGAGCTGTATGAGCACCCCGATTCTTCCCTTTGCTGTCTGGTTGTCTGGCACGAACCAAAACAGTATTCCGGCCAACGACAATTCTCTCAGGCACCAGATCCTAAATGGGCTGGTTATCAGCAAGGCGGTAACCGCGCAGCCTGGTAGCCCTTCCAACGGTGACATCTACATCATCCCTGGCTCTGCAACTGGCGCGCAGTGGTCCACGTTCGACGAAGATGATCTGGTCATCTACAGCGATGGCACTTGGTACGCCTTCGCTCCAGCAGATGGAGTTGTAGTCAACTTCGACGGATCGCAGGAGCAGTGGTCGGGCGGAAGTAACGGATGGGTCGAAATTGCTGGAGGTGGCGGTGGCGGCGCGGTTGATTCGGTCAACGGCCTAACAGGAACTGTGGTTCTGGATGCTGACGACATTGATGCGCCAGACCCTGGTGGCTACTTCACCGGCACAACGGTCCAGGATCAACTGCAGGAACTCGGCGCTGGTGGTGGCGCTGGCATCCCAAACAAGTTGGTGAATATCGCCCTGTCCGATCTGACAACGGCGCTTACCACGGGAACGCTGAAGGGCTTCTGGATCGCTCCGGAAGACGGTGAATTCGTTGACATATGGCTCGGCATCGGTGTCGTGCAGTCGACTTCAGGGATCATCCGTATCGACGTAAACGAGGCCGGTTCTACGATCTTCACCACTCGCCCATACATCGATGCCAACGAGGCAACGTCCTTGACTGGTGGTGCGGCTGTGTTCACAAGCAGCCCCTACGCATTCACTAAAGGCGACATATTCACCTTCGACATCGATGATGCAGGGACGAGTTCCAAAGGCCTGCAGGCTGTCATTGAGTACACGCCAGTATGAGCATGCTGATCGATGCTTACCGTTTTGGAGGCGGCACACTGTATCGGTATTGGCGACTAACGGTCACTGATTGGACGAGTCCATCAGGGAAGGGGGCGGCCGGGAGTTTGGTTCGTGTTGCTGAGTGGGAACTGCATGTCGGCGCCACTGCATACCCAACCTCGAATATGACGAACAACACGTCTCCTTCGCCGCTTGTCGCATCTTCTCTGACAGATCTTGGCAGCGGATTCGAACCATACAAGGCATTCGACGGAAACCTATCTGATTCAAACAGATGGATCAGTGCCGATGCAGTGTCCGCGGACCAGTGGCTGCAGATTGATCTTGGCGCAGGTGGCGAAATTCGACCGACAACCACCGAGATCGCTCCGGACGGCGGCGCACACGTTCCTCCGAATGGGAACTACATCAAAGACTTCAACATCACCGCCAGTAACACCGGGACTTTCGGCGGTGAAGAGGTCACGTTCCTCACGGTTTCTGGGTTGATCATCAGTGATTGGGCTGACAACACACTGAAGTCTTTCAACCTACTCAATCCACCATAAGGGAGAAACCAATGAAGACACTCTCATCAATTTGGTCTTGGCTGAGGCCGAAGCTCCGCTCATGGTTCGAAAAGGCAGTCAACTGGATGGACAAGCCGTGAGCCAGCAGCCAGTTATGGACATCGTCGGCCTGTTTGTCTTCATTGCAGCAATGATATTCAGCGGCGAGGTTGCTGCTGTCGTCGGACCCTATATGGTGATCGTTGTCGCAGCAACACTAGGGGCCAGCTTCAAGGTTGCACGCAGGGAGAAGAGCACGCGCATGAGTGCCGTTATGTTCTTCATGCGGGTGGTCGGGATGGCCGTGATCCTGACGGTTGCCCTGGCAGTCGCTCTGAACTCCTATCGGCCGGACTTGTCGCCTCGAGTGACGGTCGCACCCATCGCCCTGCTGATCGGCTTCATCGATTGGCCCTGGGCTCTCACGAAGATTGTGCGGGGGATCTTCGCTGCTCTCGATCTCGCTCGCGGGAAAGGGGGCTCTTCGTGAACCAGGTCTATCTGTATGCCTTTGCGAATCTGCTGATCTGTGGGGTGATCTGGTTCATTGCGCTCTGTCGGCTCAATGCCATGTGGAAGACGGTCCTATGGCGGGTTCGTGTCGAGTACGCATGCTACGTCGGTGGCGCTGTCGCCGCCGGCTTCCAGCCTCTGTGGGGCGAATGGCCTCAGATTGGATCTCTTGCGATTGCCGGCGCGATGCTGATCGGCCTGTTTTGCAGTAGCCGTGCATGGGCTGGCGATGTTCCTCCGGATGTGGCAACAGGGCCTGCGCCCTTGGGAGATCAGTGATGGACATCACCATTGAACAACTCATGGCCAGCACGGGCGCCAGGCGGGACCGAGCCGAGCGCGCGCTGGATGGCATCAACAATGCGATGGGGATGTATGAGATCAACAATCCGGCGAGGATCGGCATGTTTCTTGCCAACGTCGGGCACGAGACTATGGGCCTCAAGTACCTCGCCGAGCTCGGGGGCGACGACTACCTGAGCCGGTACAACGGCCGGGCGGACCTGGGGAACGTCAAGCCAGGCGACGGGCCCAGGTTCAAGGGCCGCGGCATGCTGCAGACCACTGGGCGCGCAAACTACGCCAAGCTGACCCAGAGGCTGCGCGCTCGCTTCCCTCAGGCCGAGATCCCAGACTTCGAAGCAACGCCCGAAATGCTCGAGCGCCCAGAGTGGGCTGCTCTTTCGGCGGCCGATTACGTTGGGATGAGGAACCTGAACGCCAAGGCCGATGCCGGCGACTTCCTGGGCTACTGCATCGGGATCAATGGGCGGAACAAGTCGACCGGGCTCCCGAATGGATGGGTCGACCGTACTGACCTTTGGGCCGCAGCTCAGCGGGTGCTCTGATGTACCTATACGCAACCATCCTGGCGGCCGGCCTGCTGACCGGCTTCGCTGGCGCTTGGAAGGTGCAGGACTGGCGCCAGGATGCCGCGGAGCTGGAGCGCGCCAAAGTCGAATCCCGCGACCGGCTGAAGAAGATGGAACGCGGCGACGATGCCGCCCAAGCGCATGAAGGCTTCAAGGCCAAAACGGAGATTGTCTATGTCGACCGAATCAAGAGGGTGGACCGCATCGTTGAGCGTCCTGTGTATGCTGCTCAGTGCTGGGATGCTGACGGGCTGCGCGAGCTCAATGCAGCGATCGCAGGACGTGAGCCCTCAGGCGAGCCTGCGCCAGCCGTGCCCCGACCTGCAGAGCCTGCCCGATAGCACTGGGGCCACTCTGCTGCGCTGGGCCCTGGCGACTGTCAAGGACTACAGGATATGCCAGGATCGGCATGGGAAGCTCGTGGAGGCAACGGCGCCGCTCGCTCAGCCGGGGAAAACTGACTATCGCCTCAAGCCCTGATTGAAGATGGCGGCAGCGTATTGCAACGCCATCAAGTCTGGACTGACCCACAGCCAAATGTTCGGGGGCAGCGATCTGCACCAGCAGGTGCTTTCGCGCTGGCGGCA